GTCTAAGAAGGCGGCGAAGGCGGGAGCGGCTAAGCATCGAGCGGCTCAACTTAAAAAGGCCGCGAAGTCTAACAAGATGGGGCAAGGCGGGGGGAGGAAGGGAAATGTTGCTAAGGAGCGGGTCACGACATTTCCGGGCCGTCAGCGTGTTGCTTATCCGGGAGTGTATGGTGACCCCAAAGCTATAGCGCTAGCTGCCCCGGTTGAGCCCGAGAGCGCGGCTTTGTCGGAGCTGTTCGGCGTGACGCGAACTGACTTGGCGCAGTTGTCCGAGCGCGGCTCGACGTTGCCGGACTGGCAACCGCCCGCGACGGCGGCTAAGCCGAAGGGAAGCGCTGTCGCTGACAAGATAATGACCAAAGGCAACGAGAGGCGACTGGTCAACCTTTTGGCCGCTGCGAAAGAGTATAATTTCCCTCTTTATGAGGGCAGCGTGGGCTGGTACGTGATGGACCCGCTCTATCTGCGGTTTATTGAAGAACTAGGTCCGAAGGAGGGCGCGAGACGATTCATTCGCAGCCAATCTCTTGGGGGCATGGCTTCTCCTGGGGCAAGCCCCGTTACGGAGATTAACCGTGGCTCTCGGGCGGCGTTCCTTGACCACCAAGGGCGCTTTGCCGAGTTCGAGAGAATGGGTGGGGTTGGCTCCAATTTTGCCAAGGACCCCGACGTGTGGGGCCTTATGGGGCACCCTTATCATTCTACTTCTCAAGCTGCCCCAATGAGGAAGTACATCGACGAAGGAAAGATGCCGGCGTCTGCGAAGGTGCCGTCCTATATTCAGGCGCACATGCCTCCCCACGAAGGAGTGCAAACCCACTACCCTGTCGGTGACGCGCATTGGGCTCGGGGGGTTGGTCTCGCGGACGTGCGAACGAATAAGGGTTATGCTCAGAGCGCGACCCTTCCTGAGATGACCGCCCTGGCTCCCTGGTATCGCACGAACGTAGCCGCTGAGGCAGGGCTTGAGGCCGTTCCTGCTCAGGCTCTGCAGTGGGGCTTGCTTGGCCCGCAAACAGGCGTGAAGATGCAAGACGCTTCTGGTTATGGGGCCGGCAAACTGGAGATGACTGCGAACGCCATAGTCAAGAGAGCTGGCGAGCTGGGTATCTCTCCCAAGGACATGTTGAAGCGATACATCAACGACATGAAGCCCATCGGGGCTATCACGGTGGAGATGGCTGTGGCCCTGGCTGCGGCGACCGGAGTTAGCGTGGCGGCAGTAAAGGCGATGATGGATGACTAGAGGTCGAGAGCCTGCATTGCATGATGCCCCATGCATGTATGGCATCGTGGTATCCCGTCATCCTCATGGGACGAGCATGCGTTACAGACCGGCTCTCCGCACGTATCGCAACGCTGGGGCATCCAAGGCAATAGCCTCGGAACGACTCCGTCTCCGCATTCTGAGCACCGCAGAAGCAGGGATTGGGTCCGCATGAAGATGATCATTTAATGCCCCTTTTTTAGGGGTTGATTTTACCATAGCGACAGATAATCGGCAGTAGGAATTAGGACGACAGATATGCCTGACAATTACACTAATGACGGCACGATGGAAACCCCAGCGGATGCCGGCAAAGGGCCGCCGGGCGTCGTTAACCGCTGGGTGAGCGAGCTGGATTTAGCCGACAAGCAGGAGGCGGCGTGGCGTAAGCGCGCCAAGGATACGGAGGCTCGATACCGCGACGAGGCAATTGATACCAAGCAGCCCGGACGGTACTCGGGCGCCAATCGCTTCAACATTCTGTACTCCAACATTCAAACCATCTGCCCGACGCTGTACAACCAGAGCCCATCGCCGGATGTTCGCCGACGGTATCGTGACGCAGACCCGATCGGGAAAGAAATCTCGGAAGTCCTCGAACGCTGTTTGTCGTTCACGATGGACGAGTGTGACTTCGACCGCTACATGCGGCTAGCTGTCAAGGATCAGCAGCTCTGCGGTCGCGGCGTGACTCGGGTGAGATACAACCCGGCATTCGCCGACGAGACCGATGAGGTGAGCGGCGACAGTTATGAGTCGTTGCAGGGCGAGGAGGTGAAATTTCAGCATGTGAATTGGGCCGACTTCCGCCACGGCCCTGGCCGCACCTGGGAGGAGGTTGAGTGGATAGCTTTTCGCCATTTGATGACGCGTGACGAATTGAAGGCGAAGTTCGGCGACAAGATGGGCGACGACGTCACGCTCGACTACTCGCCAATGGGGATGGAGGATAGGGACGGGGAGCCGCTGGCGGATACGTTTAAGCGGGCCACCGTCTGGGAGATTTGGTGCAATCGGCAGAAGGAGGTGATCTTCATCTCGAAGACGCTGAAAGAGCGCCCCCTTAAGACGGAGCCGGACCCGCTGCAATTGCGGAACTTCTTTCCGACTCCGCGCCCGCTCTACGCGATGGAGAGCACCGACAGCCTGGTGCCTGTCGAGCCGTTCCGGTTTTACCGAGACCAGGCCGACGAGCTAGACAGAATCACAGTTAGGATCGCCGGCATTATCTCGGCCTGCAAGGTGCGTGGCATTTACGATTCCACGATCACTGAGATGCAGAACATCATGGACGCCTCGGAGAATATGATGATCCCGGCGCAGGATGTTCTGCCGCTGATGCAGTCGGGTGGACTGTCTAATGCGATCTGGATGTGGCCTATTGAGAAGATCGCGGGAATCCTTGGACAGCTTTACCAGCAGCGCGATCAGATCAAGACGACGATCTATGAAATCACCGGGATTGCCGACATCATGCGGGGCAGCAGCGCGGCGATGGAAACGCTCGGCGCCCAACAACTGAAAGTTCAGTTCGGCACGATGCGCCTAGACGATTCTCGCCGAGACATTCAGCGATACGCGCGCGACTTAATTCGCATCGCCGCTGAAATCATCAGCGAGCAGTTCACGCCAGAATCGCTGCAAATGATGACGGACATCAAACTGCCGACGATGGAAGAAAAAGAGCTCGCGCAGATGTCTATCATGCAGGCTCAGCAGATGGCCGCTATGCAGCAGCCAGCGGCGCCGGGCGCGCCACCACCACCTCCCCCGGAGATCCCAAAGGAAATGCTGGAGTTACTGGAAAAGCCGACGTGGGAGGAGTGCATACAGCTGCTACGCGACGACAAGCAGCGAAGCTTCCGCGTGGACATCGAGACGGACTCTACCATCTCCGGCGACTACGTCGCTGACCAGAAAGCCATCACAGAACTGCTCCAGGGTGTCTCCGCATTCATTGCCGACGCAGGCCCGGCGGTCGCGGCTGGCTATCTCCCAATCGAGGCGGCGAAGGCCATGATCATGTCGGCCGTGCGTCGATTCAAGTTGGGACGTGAAGTCGAGGATGCCTTGGACATGATTGGAGAGGGTGGCGAGGCGCAGGGCGAGGGGCAGGGGACTGGCGTCGAAGAGGCGCTACAGATGAAGATGCAGATCGAGCAGCAGGAGGCTCAGATCAAGCAAATGGGCTTGCAGCTCAAGTCTCAGGAATTAGGCCAGAAGCTGCGCCTAGACGAGCAGAAAATGAATCTAGACATGCAGGGCAAGCAGGCGGATTTGGCTATCGAGGAGAAGGGGTTACTTTTGCGCGAACGAGAGATGGCGCTCAAGGAGTTTGAGGCGCAGAAGCCGGAGCCGGATGTGACCAACAGGATTCAAGCTGATGTCCTGCTCGCGCGCGAGAAGATGCAGTTCGAGGCGACCGAGGCCGACAAGCAGCGGCAAGTCGAGCTGGCGAAGACAATTATGGCCGAGTTCAGCGATGGCGGCGAAACGCTCACAGACCCAGGGCAGGCCTTGAACCGCGCGGCCGAGATTATGGAGCGGATCAAGACCGTTATCGCGGCGACTAATTTGCCGCTGCCCGAGACGACAATGCTGGTTTCGGGCGAGCCAGAAGTTTCTGAGACGACGATTGTGGTGGACGACCAGGGAGGCTTGCTGCAATAAGTATGAGCGCTTACAAGGAGAATTACGAAAAAATCAAGTGGAATCGCAGTCCTCGCCACGTCAATAAAAAGGCGAGCGCGAGGGTGTTAGGGCCATACGTGCAGGGCGATTATGAAGCTTACGAGTGCCCTATCACCGGTGACTTGATTGACGGAAAGCGTGAACACGAGCAGAATTTAGCGAAACATGGGTGTAGAGTTCACGAGAAGGGTGAATTCGAGGATGTCAAGCGGTACGGGCGCCAGCTATATGAGGCCGAGTTGGACCGCGCCATTGACAAAGCGGTCGAGGCCGCTGCCCATGAAATTGATTGGTAACCAGGGGACGATACATGAGCGATGACGCAGTGATCGGTGCAGAGATGGAGGAGCAGTCTATCGGAGACTTCATCGGCGACCAGCTCGATGCTGTCGAGGCATTGGATACTGAATCATCCCCCGATGAATCTTGGGATCGTGCGGAGGAGTCCGCGCCCCAGAATGAAGCCGTCGAAATGTCGGCGGAAGATGTCGAA